CTATTTGGACCTGTGTTTTGTGAACCTGCTACATCTGCACGACCACGAAACCACTTTCCAGGAAGCCAAAGGTTTAACGTACTCCCTGATGCATCTAAAGCATTACCAATATCATTTGTAAATTGTTGTACAAAAGATACAGAGTTTGGGTTGTTAGGGTAACCTAATGCTGTAGCATTTACAGTAACTTGGTTAGTATTGTTATTTAAAGCAAAAGGGTCAAAGATAACATTACTTTGCGGTATATCATCACCCCAAAGCTGTGCATCAGCAAGCTGCTCAGTTGGCAAAGGTGTCATGTCATTTAAAAACCCTAGATATTCTTGTGGTAATATTTCTAATTGTATAGCCATTTTATACTGCTTGTGTTCTTAATATTTGACTTTTTTCTACTTCAAAAGTATATTGTATTAACTTATCATTTGCAATTGTTTTTTTAGTAAAGCTGCTTGATTTTAATCTTACAGGTATTACATAATCATTATAAGATGTGTAAATGTCAGTATTGTCTCTGTATGGTTTTAGTATATATACTTCTGGGCTATTTGTAAGTTCTTCAAACATAACATTTTCATCTTCTGTTACAAATTCAGTATTCATAGATATTGTTTCAGTTGCATTTATTCTAAAAGATTTTTTACCACCTTTAAAACCATAAGGCTTATAGGTTGTTTCATTCCAAGTTCCTTCTAATTGGTTATAAGTACTGCCTTTTGTATTTGTTTTTCTAACTGACTTTTGTGTAAATGTATAATAGTCCCAAGCACCCCATTGATTTAACCAACACAACCTTATGCTCTCATAACCTTTTGTATTTGGACAATTTATGTATATTTTATAAGTTTCCATTGTTTTATCACCACCATTGTTTTGCGTTTCAATAGTATAATATGAAATTTCTTTGGTAGGGTCTTCAATAACAGATTTAAAGTTACTAGACCAGTTTCTAAGGTTTCCAGGAAAACAACCAAAATACCCAATTAATTTTTCTGAGACAGGTGTGAAACTATTAAATGTATAACTTCCTGCACTATCAGTCCTACCAATACTATCTAATGATTGTTGTACATCTGAACTATTAAAAGATTTTATAATAATTTTTCTAATAGCTTTAGATGTAGTGCTATTTATTGTTAAAAATGACAATGTGCCATAATCGCCATCATTAGCATATTGTTCTTTTGGTGCATTTGTTAAAAATATGCCTGGTCCGCCTTGCGCAGCAGTTGCTGGATTAAACTTTGAAATATCAAACCCAAAATAAGCAAAAGGCAAAGTAAATCCTGAGCTTGTAACACCACCTCTAACCATAGAGTCAGTTCTTTTGTGGTAACCATTAAAAATTCTATATACATCACTGTTTAGCCACGTACTTGTATCTTCTGTTACTAAATTAGTTGTTTCATCTAAATATTCAAGAGTAAACCTTAAAGCTAAATATCTGATAGTATTTTTGTTTTTAGAATATCTATCAATAATATGCAAAGGGTTTGGGTAATCATCATCAGTTAATTGTTGTTTTACTGCACTACCATTTGCAGCTAAATTATCAGAAGTTACATGATTTTCAATAACATTACTAATATCAATCATACCTACACCAGAATTGTTTGGTGATACTTTAAAAGTTCCAATTAAATTAGTATTAGAGGCTAGTGATGACAAACCAGCTTCTTCATCTTGTATAAACACCCTTACAATATATTTTACCCTAGTTTCATTTAAAACAACAATATTGTTAGCAACTGAGAATATTATTTCCTGCCCTACTGCTAAAGTTGAATATCTTGGTTTTTGTAAAAATTCTGTATTTGATGACATTTTATTTTATTTTGTAAATGTTGTTATATATGTTTGTATGTCTAAAGCAATGTTTTTTAATAAGTCTTCTTTTAGTGTTTTATAACCTATTCCTAATGGCTTTTGAAAAAAACTAATGCTTTTAATACCTTCCCTTTTTATTTTTTTACTTATTAAATAAGCAAAGCCAGATATAAATTGACCTGTATCTCTTGACCTTCCCCTTCCTAACCCTTTAGGTTCTATGCCTTTCTTTTTTATCCATTTAGATATTATATCAACTGGCGGACCTTTTGTTGTATAGCTGTAAGGGCTTGACTCATTCTTTAATAAATAATTTGTAAAAGTCCTTTTTGTTTTAGTTCCTGAAACACCTTTGTCTAAAAAAGTACCATAATCAAACATGTAAAACTTTACACTAAAGCCTCTATCATTAACTTCAACTGTAGACCTTATTGATTCACCTAAAGCTGTATTTCCTTTAGCCCTACGTAATTCTGCCTTAGCATCAGTTACAACTTGACCAGCAAAGCTGTCTAAGTACCTTTTTATGTTAGTGGTTTTCATTTAAATTACACCAACAAATATTTCTACATTTGCATCATCAGTACTTCTTGGCTTTACTGTTATTTTTGCAATATCTTGTAATGTTGTAAAAGTTGCAGTTGCAGATGCCACACCTAAAACAGTAGTATCAGCTTGACATAAAATATGAGATGCTCCTGCTGTCAATACTACCGTGTAACTTGTTGTTTCACCACTAATTGCTAAGTCCATAACAGCTGTTGTACTTATATTTGTTACTCTTATATACTTAGTATTTTCTAAGTCTATTGCTCCTACACTTGTGTATACATTAGGTTGAAATACAGCTATTACAGTTTCATTAGAATGAGGACATGTAACAGTTCTTTCAAATGTATTTGTTATGTCTGTTACTGTATATGTGTTTGATGAGCCTCGTAATGCCCCATTAATTGTTACAGTTTCAGAAATTGTTGCTACTAAATTTGCCATATTATTTTATTTATTTATTGTTATTTTTTTTTGCTTTTTGGGTGTTTACTAGGTAGTAAGTCATAATCAGTTGTATATTTTTTGTTTTGTGGTCTACCATTTTTTAATAAGTATAGATAAGCATTAACTCTAGCTAAAGCCCACTGCTTTGCTGATTTCACTCTTGGTGAATGTGATGTATTAAAAGCACCTAAGCCTCTTTGAAAAACTGCTTTTAGTTGACCAATAGTTGAACCATAGCCTAACTTTTCTTTATATTTATCATTAAAATCATTTGATTTTTTTTGTAATATTCTTTCATCTTCTTTAGTTACTTTTGCACCCCTTGATGTTTTTGCATCACCCCTAGCAGTACCCTTGCCTTTTGGTTTTGGGTTTTTAGTTTTACTTTTTGGTGCTTTAGGGCTTTTTTTAACACCACCTTTCGGACCTACCTCAGCTAACTTTTCTTTGTCTATTTGTTTTAATTTATTTATTGCCCAGTTAATACCACTAGAACCGCCCCAAGCATCCCACATAAGACCGCCACACCCTTCTGAATATGGCACATCTTTGTTTTGTTGATGTCTTTTAAATGATGCCATTCTTGCTATTGTATCTCTGCTTATTTTTTCTCTATTTGCCAATTGTGCGCTTCTTGTCCAACCTACTCTTGTTCCGCAATCGCTACCATTTTCTTCTTTCCATTTTCTTGCTCTTTTTGCATTATTAGTTGCTGCTTGTGGGTAGTCATTGTAAGTTTCAAACTTAATGCTAATTGCTTCTAATTTTTCTAGTAAGTCTTCGTAACTCATAATTTTATTTTTATTGTTGGTGGTATTATCTTTATTTCTACTTTACCAATCTTTATCGTATTTAATCGTTTTAAGTATTCAATCATTAGTATCCTGCTCCTTTTGGATTAACTGGTATGTCACATGTGCTAAAGTCATTAACTACTTTTACACCTATTGTAAATGTCCAGCCACATAGTAAATTATCGAACCTTTCTTGGAAAGGCTCAAGAGTAAACTGGTCTTCTGTAAAATACAATGGAAAGTTAATATCATTTACTCCTTCTATTGATTGAGCTACACTATGTCGCAACATACCTATAAAATCAGTACATATTGCTAATGTTTGATTCCATACCTGCTGTTCATTATTTTTAGTGTCTACTAATTTTGTTAGTTCTTTATTTTGCTTTACTTGCCAATCATCTTTTTCACTTACTAGGTCAGCAATAAACAACTGAAAGTTAAACACTAGTTCCGAATCACCTGTTGTTACATTAGTAGGGTTTATATGTAACAAAGGCATTTTAGTTTGGTTCATATCTATGTCAAATATATCACCTACTGAAACAGTAGATATTTGATGATGATACTCACCTAACCGACACATTGTATTTATTACATTGTTATACGTTTTATTGTTTACTGGCATATTTTACTTTATTTTGTATATTTAAATCAGTTTCATAACTTAACCATGTTAGTGCTTCTAAAAGATTGAGTTTTGTTATTGCATCTAGCTTTGAAATATCTGCATTTGTCAACCTATACATCACACCAAACCAACTCCATTTTTCTGCAAATGACTCTGACGCTATTGCTTCGTCATTTCCATCTGCTTGCGAATCAAAAATGATTGCAAAATCATTAATAATACCTGTGCGAAATGATAAAAAAAAACCAGTGCGCTTTGCACTTGCTCTATTGGCATCTTTTTCATTTTCTCTGTCCTTATAGTTATATCACCATCATAGGCTTCAATAGTATAAACCCCACTACTTGTTTCTTCTACTATCGGTCTATAAAGAACCGCCATCAACTCAGGTAGATTCTTTTCAATATCATTCTTTATAAAGTTTTCAATATCAGCATACTCACCTAACGTTATACTATTAAGGTCAGGGTGAAAACCATATCGCTTCCCATCTATTTCAATCACTCTTTTTAAAGAACTATCCTCATCTTTTTGAAGGTCAGCAACTTTTTCCATAATCAATGCCACATCTTTTAACTCCAATTGGTCAATGACATTTTTCGGAATATCAGAAAGAGCTGCTATTGTTTCTCTTGCTTCTTTAGTCTTTGTTCCTGTTTTAAAACTAACTAGCTTTAACCATTTTTCTAGTGTAACCTCTGTCCAACTGCTAATTAATTTATACTCCTTCTTCTTGCCCTTCTTCTTTATGTTAACCTTCATATATTATATAATAGAAATTGTTGTTATTTAGTTTAAAAGTGTATATTTGCGCCAAGTTTGTATTCATTTTACTTTTGAAGGGGAGTAGAACATTCTATTTTTTTTAGTTATTATATCTTCTTTCTGACTACTCCCCTTTTTTACTGCACATAATATTTTCCAAAATTACTATCTATCTCATAATACATTCTCATAGCTAATGCATCTGAGTAATCTGGTGACCTGCCTAATATAGCTTTAACATTGTCTTTTGGTATTATCTGTAATTTATTGTCTTTGTCAGCATCTTTAGTTCTAACTTGCTCACACTCTTCTATCAATTGGTTCTTTATATTAACATCTGAACAACTTATACCTATCTGTGCTTTATTAATTAAGTCAGCTAACTTGTAATAACATTGTGTTTTTAAATTTTGATAGTTTTCATTTTTTAAAGGTCTTGCATTATTGACAAAACCTTGACATCTTAAATAATCTTTAACACCACCACCAACACCATCCTCATCTACTATTACATTTCTTAAATTCACTTGATACTCTTGTTGCAATGCCTTAACAGCCTCCACAACCTCATTTACAGACGATTTAAGCAACGTTTGTATCTTTCTAAGGTGTAGCCCTTCCCAGACCATTATAACTGTTCTATCAGCACCAAAACGTGCCACATCACAACTTATGTATTTATCACCTTCAACACCTTGTTGACTAAACATATTTAATATTGCATCATATTGTATTAAGCTGTCATTAGTTGCATCATACTCCCAATTACCAAATAAAAGTCTTTGTTTGCTTAACTCATCAAGTTCAAATAATTGTTTCTCATAATGCTTTGATATATAGGTGTTGTCACCAACTAAACTTTGTATAAACTTTCTATAAGGTTTTATAGTGCCATCTTTAGCAGGTCTGTAATATTCAGTGTACACCCAGTTCTTTGCAGGGTTACAAGTCATTAGCATTTTAGGTATTAAGTTGTTTTCATCTAGCTTGTATCTTAATCTTGATGCAACAACATTCTTTGCCTTTTCTGTTATTTGATTTGCCTCATCAATAAAAGCACCTGTTATTTCTAAAGACCCTAAGCTATCAAAGTTTCTATCTGATGGATATAAGAATAAGTCTTTTAGTATTATCTCTGAGCCATTAAAAAAAGTTATGACATTGCTTGAACCATTAAAGGTGTAATCCTTAATAGCTTTTAGATTCCAAGCTGTACAAACTTCAAAGAAAGTATTTAGTGTTGTCTTTTTTAAAGCATCTAGCTTTGACCTTCCCATTAAGTATCTAGTACATGGGTACTCAATACACATTAAGATTAAATAACTTACACCAACCCAAGACTTCCCACCACCTGCTGCACCTCCAAACAATACTTCTGTTGTCTTATTGTCTAGCAAGTATTTTAAACACTCTTTTTGAGTCTTAGTAAATTCAGGATTAATCTCCAAGATTTATATTGATTTTTATTTTATCATCTTTTGATGTCAAGTCTACTTTGTTTGTTTCATTCCATCCTAATTGAGTTTTAGCGGCGTGTATAACAACCGAAGGAACTTTGTCCTTTACACATTCATAATACTTAGACTTTATAAAATCTTTCTGAATGTTTTCAATCTGTTCTACTTTGGCTGCAAATTCCTCATCTTCTTTAAGCCATTTATAAAAGTTAGTCCTTGACAGGTCTGTTGCTTTTAGTGCTGTAGTAATCACCCCTAGACTTGACTCTAATGCTTTTAGTAATCTTTCTTTGTTAATCTTTGTTCTATTTTGTTCCATTTTTTCTTATTGGTTCGTTTGTAAAAGGCACATCTTCAGGGTAACAATCCCAGGCTATATTATTTCTTTTGCCTTTTATTATTTTAGGTGATAAGTTTTTGTGGTTTATTTTATGATGCAATCTTCCTCCATTTTTCTTTTGTTTTTCTGCGTGACATAGACTTGGAAATTGTATTGGTATAATTAATGATTTGTTTAGCAACTTACACTCATTATATAAATCTGTTAAGCCACCATCTGCTGTTGCTGAACTTGTGGGGTTCAAAGACAATCCTGAAGCTAAACTGCCTGTAAAATAACCCTCATTCATTACACCAACAAATTGACTAGTATCATTATCTTGCACCCCCCTTTCGCCCCTATATATATAAGGTGTGTTGTAAAAAGTTGTATTCATTACTTTATTTCTTAAAATTTTTAAATCAGGAACAGAAAACATATCTCCTGTTTGACTTAAACCAAAAAGACCAATCTTTTTTTTAATCATAAAGTCTTTAACACCATTAAAAACA